ATGTTATTATGTTCAAAACTAATGTATTCCAATCAAACCATCCTTCTCCGCCGGGAAACTTCTCCCCGCACGGCGAAACTCTTTTTTCTGCCTTTGCAGAAAGCTCTCTTTAGTATACGCTCTTTGCGCGTTTCGGGCAAGGGGTAGTGCGCAATTTTCCCAAAGGTCACTGCATATTTTCCTGCATCTGTGCCTCACAGCAGGCTTCACACACGCCAATGAGCACCACAGCGCAGTCCTGCACGCAGCCCTTCTGGTTCCTGACCAGCTTCATCACCTGTTCTTCGTCCACCTCGGCATCGGTCACGCTGCCGCATACCGTGCAGTACAGGTGGCTGTGCCAGGGCAGCGTGTGGTCAAAGCGGTCTGCCTTGCCCGGGATGGAGACCCGGCGCACCCGGCCCGCATCCACAAGACTGTTCAGGTTGCGGTACACGGTGCCAAGGCTCAGGCCCGGGCACTCCTTGACCGCAGCATCATAAATTTCCTCGGCGGTGGGGTGGTCGCACAGGGCCTGTACGGTCTGCATGACCAGCTCGCGCTGTTTGGAATATCGCATAACTTCTCCTTTGCTTTCTCCGCATACAAAAAGTCTTGTTCAGACGTTCTCTTCGCCCTTGATCTTTGCCCAGTAGGCCCGGGCAGCCTGCTCATTTTTGTTGTCGCCAAAGGTGTAGTATTTCACATCTTTGATCGCATCCGGCAGGTATTGCTGTGCCACCCAGTGATGATCGTAGTCGTGGGCGTATTTGTAATTCTGGCCCTTCACCAGTGCATCCTCACCATCATAGTGTTTGTTCTGCAGCTGGCGCGGGATCGGCCCGGTGCGGCCCGCCTGCACATCCGCAATGGCTGCATTGATGGCATCGTGAGCACTGTTGGATTTGGGGCTGGTGGCCACCAGAACAACGGCGTCTGCCAGCGGAAGCCGCGCCTCCGGCAGGCCCACCATATTGGCGGCATCCACCGCTGCCTTCACGATGGGGATGATCTGCGGGTAGGCAAGGCCCACATCCTCACAGGCGCACACCATCAGACGGCGGCAGGCCGAGGGCAGGTCGCCTGCTTCCAGCAGACGGGCCAGATAGTGCAGAGCCGCATCCGGGTCAGAGCCCCGCATGGACTTCTGGTAGGCTGACACGGTATCATAGTGGTCGTCGCCCTCCCGGTCATAGCGCATGGCTGTGCGGCGGGTGACCTGGCGGATCATTTCCAGCGTGATATGCTTTTTTCCGTCCTCGATGGGCGCCGCCGTTACCGCAAAATCCAGACAGCCCAGTGCTTTGCGCAGATCGCCGCCTGCGCTCTCTGCAAGGTAGGCACAGGCATCCTCGTCCATATTGAGCTCCGGTTCCCCGTCTCCCGAGAGCTTCTTCACCGCATTGTGCAGACCGCGCTCCACATCCGCTGCAGACAGAGCCTTGAACTCGAACACCGTGCACCGGGACAGCAGCGCATTATAAATGTAGAAGTACGGATTTTCGGTGGTGGATGCAATCAGCGTCACCGAGCCGTCCTCAATGCATTCCAGCAGGCTCTGCTGCTGCTTTTTGTTCAGATACTGGATCTCGTCCAGATACAGCAGGATGCCGCCCGCTCCCGCCAGCGTACCGATGTCCTTGAGCACCGCCTTGATGTCCCCTGTGCCGCAGGATGTGCCGTTCAACTTGTGCAGCGTCATACCGCTGTTTTCTGCAATGATGCGGGCCACGGTGGTCTTGCCCGTGCCGGATGGGCCATAGAAGATCATATTGGGGATACGTCCGCTTTCGATGGTACGGCGGAACACCCTGTCCGGTGCCAGCAGATGCTGCTGGCCGCAGACGTCTGCCAGAGTTTTGGGCCGCAGCCGCTGCGCCAATGGTTCGTTCATCGTGTTCCCTCCTCCCATACCGGGCAAAGAACCCGGTATTTTTCTATAGTATATCGCATTTATGCGGCGAGAGCAATACTTTATCTGAAAATCATTCTCAGATAATCCCCAGCTGTAGTTTACAAAAAATGCAAAACATGGTATTATCATCTTAGCTTTTTGTCAAAGGAGGTGGAACAATGTCTGTTCGCCAAAAAGTGCCGGAGGATCTTACCGCCAGGAAGGCTCTGGCATTGGAGGTCATTGACCGTCTGAAAAAAGAGTATCCGGATGCCGGATGCACCTTGGACTACGCCCATGCATGGCAGCTGCTTGTCAGTGTCCGGCTGGCCGCGCAGTGTACGGATGCCCGCGTGAACATCGTGGTCGAGGACCTGTTCGCCAAGTACCCCAGTGTAGCCGCACTGGCTGCCGCAGAACCGGAGGACATCGAAGCCATTGTGAAGCCCTGCGGCCTTGGGCACTCCAAAGCGCGGGATATCTCCGCCTGTATGCGGATGCTGCGGGACAAATACGATTGTCAGGTCCCCGCCACTTTTGAAGAACTGCTGGCTCTGCCCGGCGTGGGCCGCAAGAGCGCAAACCTCATCATGGGCGATGTGTTTGGCAAGCCAGCCATCGTGACAGATACCCACTGCATCCGGCTGTGCAACAGGATCGGCCTTGTGGACGGCATCAAGGAGCCGCAGAAAGTAGAAATGGCCCTGTGGAAGATCATCCCGCCCGAGGAAGGCAGCGATCTGTGCCATCGTTTTGTGATGCATGGCCGGGCTGTGTGCAATGCGCGCAAACCGGAATGCGAACACTGTTGTTTGAAGGCCATCTGCCGCTATGCGCAGGAGCAATCCGATACACAGACGGCAGGATCATAAATTTCAGGAGGTATTGATATGTTAGGTTTCATCTTCAGTCTGCTGGTCGGTGCACTGGCCGGTTACATTGCGGGCCGCATCATGGGCAGCGAAACTTCCACCCTGCGCAACATTGTGCTGGGCATTCTGGGCGGCTTTGTGGGCAGCATCCTGTTCGGCCTGATCGGCCTGAGTGCTACCGGCATCGTGGGCGAGATCCTCGTGTCCGTTGTGGGTGCCTGCGTCTGCATCTGGATCGGCCGCAAGCTGTTCAAGTAATTTTTCACTTTATGCCATGGCTGCTCTTTGAGTTTTTCTCGAAGGGCAGTTTTATTTTATCAAATGCATCTTTCGCACCATTGCAGGCACAAAAATCCGGCCTTGACAGTATTCCGGAAGTATGATAAAATATTTTCCGTTATCAGGCCTGTGTGCTACTGTGGCTCAGCTGGTAGAGCAGCTCACTCGTAATGAGCAGGTCGCCTGTTCGAATCAGGTCAGTAGCTCCAAAAATCCTACGGATTTGCGTTGAAAATCGCAATGTCGGTAGGTTTTTTTGTTTCTATTTTGGTGTTTTCAAAAAAAAATACAGCGCAAAACCCAGCGCTGCCTGCAAAATGGCGCAAAGAAAAAGCACGCCAATACAAACGTATCAGCGTGCTTTTTAGTGCGGGTAGTGGGGGTCGAACAATTAAAATTGATGTGCTATCGTCAAAAACGCACCATAAACTCACGAAAGAGCGAAGGAATAACGCAGCTTTGTTGGCTTATGCCCAATTCGTTTTTTGACATTTAGAAAAAAGACTGTTACCAAAAGTGTTACCCGAATCACCCTTGAGCCTTCCTGAATGCAACGGTGGTCGCAGCCGCCAAATCTTCACGCTGGCCGTCCAGCTCGTGGCGGTAAACCCCTGCGGTATCCATGTTCTTGCTGTGGCCTACCAGCATTTTCAGTTGGCTGTCGGTCAGCACGCCGGACTCGACACTGACGAACGTATGCCGCATCTCATACAGCGTAACCTGTGGCTCAATTCCGTTATCCTTCTGGTACTTCTTCCAGCGCTTGAATAAAGCCCTCTGGTTCGGGATCTGGAACAAAGGGGTGGTATAGTTCAGCGGGATATCGGAAGCCTTCAGCAAGGCCACCTGCGCTTCGTATGCCTCACGGGCTTCCTTCCCCATGTCGAACGAACGAATAGCGTTTTCATTCTTTCCGGTGGTTTCTTCATCCATCCGGTTGATGCTGCGGCGCAGATTGACCGTGTTCCCTTTGACGTCACCATACCAGAGCCCCACAAGCTCCCCCGGGCGTACACCTGTAGCCACCGCAAAACGATAGGCATAAATATATTCGTCAAAGACTCGCTTTCCATAGTAAAGGCGGCTATCCACGTCAAACAGGATTTTCAATGCAGACGGCTGTAAGATATTTTTCTTCCCCATCCGGGCATTCTTCGGGATCGACAGCTCAGGAAACAGGGCGCTGTACTTGTTCCGGCGGCACCATTTCACAAAGCTGATTTCTGTTGAGCGGATCGTCATAAGGGTTTTGCGGCTCAGAGGTTTGTCACTCGTGCGCTTCCCCCCTTTTTTGAGGCAGCGCTTTTTGAAAGACATGTCAATTGCCTTTTGCAGATCGCCCTCGGTCAGCTCGTCGATGCGGATGTTCCCACACACCGGGAGAATGTAGTATTCGCCGTATTTGTTGCACTGGATCACATAGGACGTGCCGCAGGTCAGCTTCAGCTCTTCCACCCACTCGGCATAGAGCGTGGCCACCTTCTTCCTGCCGTCCCGGATGCTGTCATCAAGCCATGCATCCGCTTTTGCGTTTGCTTCACGCTGGCCGGTGCGGCCGGGTGTGCTGCTATAAAACCGCTTGCGGGTACCGTCCTTCTGCACCGCGATGCACCAGCGTTTTTCCTTTTCCACCCAAAATGCCGTGTTGACTCGTTTTTTCATAAAATCCACCTCCATACACAAGGGTACACTTTGACAAGCCTGCCCGGAGGTGGTATCATAAATCTGTACGGTTCCCCAACTGTACGATCTGTGATGCCATCCGGCAAGCAGATTCACTCTCCCGGCGTTGGCGCGCCGGGGGAGTTTTTTATTTTGCCTTTTTCTTTGCTTCTTTTTCCAGTGCCTTGATGGTATGCAGATAATCTTCTTCTACCGGAGACAATGTTTTGATGCGGTACTTCTTGTATTCTTCCCGCGCCTTCTCCAATGCCTGGGTATGGGACACGCTGCCAGAGCCAACCAGTTTCTTTTCGCTCATGGAGGAAAGAATATTATCCAGCTGTTGGATGTAATCCTTCATATACATCGGGATGTGCCGGATCGCCTGAATCTCTGCAAAGTCGAAGTAACCGGATACAAGATTGTTCAGCACTTTCAACTCTTCCTCAGTCAGGTAGTTCTTTGCAATACCCGCTTCCTGCAAAGTAGGGTGGTCGCCTTTGAAACTGGTCATGCCCATGAACGGCTTATCGGCATCCGCCCGCTGGTAGATCACCTCAGCTGCGGTGTGTCCATGAGCTGCATAATGCAGTTTGTTCTGCACGATCTTGAAGAACCGCAGTGTTTCCGGGCTGTTCGGCGTGTAATCCACACTGGTGGCATACAGGTCAAGCACCTGCCGGTACATCACCTTTTCCGAAGAACGGATATCCCGGATGCGGTCGAGCAGTTCTTTCCAGTAGTTTCCGCCGCCTAAGTTCTTCAGGCGCGCATCGTCCATGGCAAAGCCCTTCTTCAGATATTCTTTCAGAATACCATTGGCCCAGATACGGAACTGGGTGCCGCGAAGAGACTTGACACGGTAGCCAACGGAGATGATAACATCCAGACTATAGAACTCAACCAATTTGTCAGAATTTGGAATGTGCAAATTTTGCACATTCCTTTCTCGGTCAAGTTCACCCTCTTCAAATACGTTCTTGATGTGCCTTCCAATGACAGAACGGTCACGCTGAAACAGTTCTGCCATCTGCGCTCTGTTCAGCCATACCGTATCATCCACCAGCGTGGTCTGTATCTCAGTCAGACCGTCCTCGGTCCGATACATGATGATCTCGCCCTTGTTCTGGTTCTCCATCAGTTCACCTTTTCAAACACCATGGTTGCCTGAATTCGGTCGCCACCCATCAGACCCTTACTGCCGCCGTTGGCCGTGGTGATGGTATGCAGCCGATAGCCCTTGGCCGCCTGCTCGTTGATGACATTCTCCAGCTCAGTCAGGTTGCCGGAACCAGTACCGATGAATTTTTCCTTTAAGGTCACCTGCAGCACCACATACTGGTACGAATTGCCGGATGCAGTAGAGTAAGAAGATTCTTTCTGTAAAGTATCCATAAAGCCCATGATTTTGTCCTCCTGTATTCTTGTTGATTCTCCCGGCGTTGGCGCGCCGGGGGAGTTTTTGTTTAGTTTACATCAGTTATTCAAAGCCTTTGCGCGCACAGTCGGGCTTGCTGCCTTGAACAGATCATATGCGATCAAGACATCCGTAATTGCCTGACGCTCTTCGGGGGTGACTGTGTGGTCGATGCTGCCACCATCGCCGCTGTATCGGATAATGATTTCATCAGCGCTCAAAATATTCTTAAACCACTGGATATCTTCATCATCGCCCATAAAAGACGTCAGTTCCCAGTACTGCTTTCCATCATAGCCGCAGTCCACATCCGTCCAATCGATTGTGTAGGTGTATTTATACTCGCCTGCGCGAATCGTGATCGTGTCCAAGTACACATATTTGTTGCCGCTACACAGAACCATGAAAAACATTGACGGATCATTGGTGCTGCCATTTACAAAGAAGGGCAGTATATAGCTTTTGCCTTGATTGCTCAGTCGGTCTTCTGTGGGTGACACATAGCTTCTTGTGTCCTCGACCTTATCATAACTGATTTTCAGCTTTGCAAGAGCGTCTTTCAGTCCCAGCACCTGCTGGGCTTCAGCCAGAACCGCAAAGTTACTGACCTGTGCCTTGCTTGCATCGTCCAATTCATTATAGGCATTTACGGCAGCCACAATTGCCGGGCGGCGGGCAGTTGTGACGGTTCCGATTTGGTTGATCAGGCTTTCCACCTGCGCTACCGTCGCAGTATTGCATTCTTCAAGAGCGGCTGTGCTCATATATTCTGCTGGGCTGACAGCCATTGCCGGCGCTGCCACAGATACAAGCGTTGCGGCAATGCACAGTGCTGCAGCGGTCTTTTTCATAGTTTTCTTCATACATAACACTCCTTCGCTATATAGACTGGAATGACTCCGATAATCCAAAATTACCCCACCCAGTGCGTCCAGCCTACGGCTTTGCCCTCAATGTGCACCTCTTCCAGTTGGGAGCCGGTATAGACCATGGGCGCATAGGCCGGGTTTGCAGGCATCAGGGTCAGCGTGCCGGGGTTGTAATATACCCGCTTGAGGGTAGCTTCGCCGTCAATGCGCACTGCGGCGATCTCGCCGTTTTCAACCTCCGGCTGGATGCGGATATACACCACGTCTTTATCGTGGATGCCGGCATCTACCATGCTGTCGCCGTGGCAGGTAAGGGAAAAATCACAGCGGATATATTCCGGCACGTCCACCATTTTTTCAATGTTCTGCTCTGCTGTGATGGGTTCCCCGCAGGCAATGCTGCCGATCAGCGGGATCTTCTTCATCTTTGGCATCGGCTCAAAGCCCGGGGGAATGGTGGGCTTCTTGGGTTCCGGCTGTTCTTCCCAGCCCATCAGGTAGGCGGGGGTGGTCTGCAGCGCATCAGCAAATGCTGCAATTTTTGATTGTGGGATATCGGCTTTACCATTTTCAATCTTACTTATAGAAGATTTATCTTTATAGCCCATCTTGTGAGCCAGTTCTTCGACTGTTAAGCCAAGCTCCGTGCGGCGGCTTTTGATTCTGTCGTATAGAGTTGCCATAAAATCACCAACCTTCGCTCTTATCTTATCATAGAGTGGAATAATATTCAAGTATTTTTTGTTTTTTCCTCAAAAAAAGGTTGACTTTATTTCCACTCGGTGCTATTATGTGGTCAGTGGAATTCAATTCCACTTTGAAAGGAGGTGACAACCATGACCGACACCAATGCGCTGCGTTCCATCATTGCAGATTCCGGGCTTAAATATAAGGCTATTGCCGAAATTATGGGCCTGACACCGTATGCTTTGCAGATGAAAATTGATAACAAGACCGAGTTTAAGGCCAGTGAAATTGACACTCTGGCCAATACTCTCGGCATGGACATGCAACAGCGTGATTCCATATTTTTTTGCAAGAAAAGTGGAATTTAATTACACTTTTGCAAGTTCAT